AAATTATGTGTGCCTTCAAGAAGTTCTTTCTTAAAAGAAGTACACATCGCTTGTGTTATAGCCATTATAGCCTCCGAATAATTTCCGCAAGATCTTTATGACCTTGCGCTTCTAATTGATTGCCTATTGTACACATATGGTTTTTAATCGCCTCATGCATGTAGTAAGCAATAATGTTTTGACACGAGTTTTTAAAAGCATGTGCCTGTGCTTTAATTGGCCCAGGTGCAGTATCTGCAACTGAAACTAATTTATTAGTAGCCATTTCAGCAATTTCATCTACTGTATGGCCTCTATTTTCAGTGGTTTTTACACCCAAGTCACCAATAGAAAGTGTAAATGAATCTGTTTGCATTTCAATATTTCTTGCTTTTTTTATTTTTCTTTGAAGATTTCTTTTTTTTCATATCGTAATCTCCTCTAGAAGTATGAGTTTCACCTCTCATATATCTTTTTCTTTCTGTTGCACCTGGTGGCATTTTATACTCCTTAATAATTAATTGGTTCTGGAGGCGTTAGACCATTGGTCTTTTCAACCTTCATGTAGTCTTTTCTTCCAGATACACCAATTGGTTTTTTATTGTCTTCTTTAACATTAGAAGATTGTGTTGTTTTTAAATTTCCATTTTCCATATATGTTACTGGCGGATCTTCTAATCTATGATATCCATATAATTTTTCTTTTTCTGAAACATTTGTATCCAACAAAGAAGATGTAGCTGCAATGCAAACATCAATTCCCTTGTTCATGCATTTGGATAACCAAAATTCGCAACATCCTCTGCCCATTTCTCCAAAATGAACATTGGTACTGTAACTAAAATCTGCGCCATACATATTGATTTTTCCAACTTCATTGTAAGCAGCAAATGCAATTGCATAAGCAATTGTGTTATTTAAATAACCGCAACCCATTTTTGAAACAACTTCATTTAAAGGATAGAGCTCAATCCCTGGGACTCTGTTATCTTTTTCGCACGAATAAATCGGAACGTCCAGTCTTGGTAGCGTTCTTCTCATTACTTGAGTTTGTGGCCCAGCATCAAATGTATCAAAAAACCTTGAAGCAGGATCCATCATAAAGACTCGATCACACTTAATAACAGCACACATAGAGTTAATTGCCCAAACTTCATCGTATTCTTTACTGTGACTAATTGATAAATGGTAGTCTAATTGACTTTTTCCCATCGCTACAATTGCAATGTTTTTACCTTTTAATTTTTTAATCATCGAACTGCCCTGGTTTTATCATATCTCATTTCTTCTTTGGTATTTCTTCCTTCCGCCCAAACTTTAAATTGCATCATTTCTTTGTCATAGTTTTGTTTGTAGGTTCCAATTTCTGCTTGTTCTAACTTCATGAATAATGCGGCCTGAAGTAAAGATCCTGCCAATAAAACATTAGGCGCATTGGTTGATAAGTAAGTAGTTCCGTCTGAAGCTCCTGCTGTTAAAGAAGTTGGCCTGTAAAAATAATGCAACTCAAATGTATAATTTGCATCAGGCGTTGGCGCTAAAATAAATGTAGTGTCGTCAAATTCTCCATAATATATAGGCTCACCTGTAGTTGATGCATTTGGGGTGTAATCTCTAATAAAAGATGGATGCTTTAACAATAGATAACTGTAAACATTGGAATTAATAACAGCCAAGCTAAACGGCGCTAAAAAATCTGTAGGCATTGACAAATAAGCGTTTCCAGATGCTGCTGTGCCTGTTACATTTTTTTTAAAATAATTTAATTCAACATTTTTTAAAATGTCTTCTTCTGTAATCTTTATAAAATTGTCCAGGTTGTTGGTAAATGTTGTCTCATCATTATCCATATAATCCTGGATTGCTGTTTTTAATGTTGCATAAGTAAATGACATTATGAACCTCCTGCTGTTATGGTACCAATTTCACCTGTTGCTTCAAGACCTTCAAAGTCAGTACCTATAGGATCATTAGTTGTTGTCATTCCACCAGTGCCTAAATAAACACCTTTGGAATCAAATTCTGAAATAGTATTGGTTCTTACCACTCCAAGAGAAGCTGTTTGGGTGGTTGTGTCAGGCCTTGGGTCATATAAAGCTTGCGGATCAGCTGTATGAGGCAAAGGATCCAATTGTGGACTTTTAGACTCAAAACATTCTGGACATGTTTTTAAGTTGTTCCACTCTTTTTGTAATTCTGCTAAACGGTATCTAAAACCACATCGGTCACAAATTCCATATGCATATTTGCCTGATGCATAAGACATACTTAATACCCATAAGAACGCATGTTTGGTTTAACCATCAACGATGCACGACTTTCATCTTGAGCTAGAGCTCTAGCGAATTCATCTTCATACATTGCTTTTAGTGCTTCCATTCTTTCTGGCGCTCTTTTTTGAGATATGTAATATGCAAGTCCTGCAACCAAACAAGGATAAAACCTAAAAGGAACCTGGACATCATTTACTGAAGCATCCGCATCTTCTATCCTTAAAATTTGATTCATTTTAATAATATCAGTGCTGTTCTCTGGCGCAGGCCAAACATATATTTTAGGTGTCTCTTGTTTGTCTAAGAAATACTGCGTTGGCCTGGCTTTGTTTGATTTGTTTGGAATATTCCAATATTCAGAACGACCTATTGAATTCATTTGATAATCAGTGGTCACTCCGTTTTCGGTTCTTCTTAAAACGACATCAAGAACATCAACAACATAAGAATTTAAACTATATGATTCTGTTCCTTCAGTAAGCGTTTGACTGACATTACTGATTGTCCATTGGTTTAGTCCTCTGTTTGCCCAGTCTGCAAAAAGAATATTTAAAGAACGACGGGCTGTTCGTGCGTCATAAGCAGTACGCATTTCCAGCCCACATCGTTCGTAGGCTTCTTCGATCCATTCAGCAACATTAGGCTGAAAATCTCTTGATCCAGAAGTAGCCATTATTCTTAGTAGTTCTTGGTGAACTCACACCAAACGGTGTATTCATTCCCAGCATCAGATGTCGATGGAATAACAAAAAGTACATCGCCTGAGTAACCAGATGCTTTAGTATTGGACAAACCGCCAAAGCCACTAAAATCAAACGAATTGTCATAAGACAATGTCAGAAAAGTAACATCGGTGCTTGCATCCCAATCTAAAGAAGCGGGTGCATCAGGAGCGCCGCTAACTGTATACCAAATCTTTTTTAAGGTAACAGTAGAACAAGCGGTTCCATCTGGAGCAGCATTTAATGCAGAAACATCAACTAATGTGGTGCTACTTGCACTTCCATCTGATAAAACAGAAGCATAAACAATAAGTGTTTTTTCTCCATCAAACTGATTAGTGGGACCTGTGACTGTATTAGCCATGCGTCACCTCCTTATGCGTCAGCGAATGGAGTAACTAGTGTTCCTGATCCAAGAATAATGCCTTCGACAGCATACTTAGCAGAAGCCATTGCAGTACATTTTACAATACTACCAGCTAGTCCGCCTTTAGTGCTTCCATTCATAGTAATGACATCATTGCTTGCGCCAGAAATAAAAGTTTTACCTGTTGCATCATCTACACCAGTATATAGACCGCCAACGAATTTATCTGTTCCGTCAGTTAAAATGTCCATATCTGTTGCGGCTGTAACAACAACAAATGTAAATGTAGCACCTAAATTATTTAACTGATTTGGATCATCGTCCGCACCAGGAGCGGTTGCGACAATAGAAGGCAAAGTAAATTTACCATCTGCATCATTTGTTATTAATACTTTACCAGCATGCGCTGCAACTGTAATTGTTGTGTCAGCAGTTAGGCTAACTACGTTAGCGTTTCCTGCAGAAATAAAACCAGCCAATGATTGAACTGGTCCTGAAAAGGTTGATTTTGCCATAATTTCCTCCGTGGAAATAAGTCCTACCGTCTTGGCAAGTCTGCTAGGTCAGTCTGTAGGACAAGTTTATCCCTAGATAAAATTGATGTGGGTTGAGTAAGAAACCCCCACATCACGGGTTCCATTTCACTGGTTAAGCGCCTTGTGAGCCATAAATGCCACGAGGGTTGCTCCAACCGAAGCTGTATCGCTCTCTAGCCTTAAAGCGAACATTTCCAGTGTCAAAATCACCTTCCATGTTTGTGCTTATAGGCGTTCGCACGAAATGCTTCATTCCGTCTGGGCAGTCAGTCAAGATAAAGAATGCATCAGTATCAGTTAGGAAATGATTGACGGCATAGCCTTCAGGAATCATTCCCATATTTTTGATTGCATTAATATCGTTGTCAGCTGTTCCAACACGGCCTGGAGTTTCGAGCAAGCGATCTGCTACGAATTGAAGTTGTGGTGGCACAATTAGCTTCATCCCTTGAAGTGCTAGTGTTAAGTTACGATCATCAACAAAAGTTGAAATAGTAATTAACGCATCTTCAAGTGATGTTTCGTTCAAGTCAACTTGGGTACTAGGTGTATTTGAGTAAGTACCTCCACCCGCAAGAGTATGTGCACTGTTTACCAGTGATACTCCATCTCCACCTGTGTAACTAGAGCTAAATGCATTGTTTAAAACATTAGCAGCTTTAACTTGTTTAGTGTGAGCCATACTTCTAGCTAGTGCTTTAGTATAACGTGCACCAAGTCTGTCATAGAGGTTATCCTCTACAGCTTCTTCTGTTAATGCAAATGCAAGTGCAATAGTTTCATGGGTGTAACGAGCAGTAAAGCCTTCATAGGCTGTGTCAAACTCAACACCATCGCCCTCACGCTTCACGGGAGCATTTCCAAAACCTGCAATAAGAACTTCTTCTTCAAAAGCTCTGTCTGAATTTTCAGATTCAAAAATTTCCTCGTGTTCATTCTCATATCGAGAATACTCCATGCCGAAAAGGGCATTTAAACCAGGTTCTAGTTCTTTAGTGAGCTGTGCTCTTGAAATAGCCATTAGTTATATCTCCCTTATGCTAGACCAACTTGAGCTTGTCTATACAAGTGGTTTTGTATAAGAACAAGAACATTGGTGTTCGCACTTCCAACATCGGAGTTCTGAGGGTCTGTAGATATACCGATTGCTTTCAGTGGCAACGTTGCTGTAGTAGCACCTGTTGTCACGTCAAGCTCAACATTTGAACGACCACTTGTGGTATCTCCAACTGTGGACTGATCCACAATGTCAAAGTTACCAAAGAGATCAGCGACTGGCATAGCAGCATCCGCTTGTATTTCATAAACGACATAAGGGTCGTCAATGACGAAAGCGACTGCATCAGTGGCAGCATTACCTGGCCAATGATTACTCCACGTTGGCTTACTTGTAGTGGGATCAGTATAAAAACAACCGTTGAACACACCAACAATGATATCGCTTGTAGCGCTACCACCATCAGCACGAGCGATACGAGTAATCGTACCTCCTGTGTTCTGAGTCACAATGTCACCCATGTAAATCTTCGTAGAATAAGACGTGTCGCCTGTTGTAATTCTATATCTAGATTGACCTCCGTTGAACGGTGAACCGCTAACATGCTTGGCTGGACGCAAACCAAATGCGGCGTCTTTATTTGCCATAATTAACTTCTCCGATCACGAGATTAAAATTCAGTAGCTCTAAATTATTTTTTAGAGTTACCACCAAAAGTAACCCTGGATTGCCGATTATTTGTAATTGGCATTGCAGGATGTTCTTCACGCATGAGGTCATTATCAACTGCATTCATCTGATTGGTTGTTTTTTGTTCAAAATACCGATTTCTTTCTTCGGCAATTGAATCATCAATCTTACAAAGCATGAGTCCACCAATCCCAACAACACCTGCGTGTTTGCCGTGATCAATGGTTGGCACATCAAATTCTGGAATTTCTTCCGGCTTGACAGGCTCCCATCCTTCTCTAAATCGTTGCATGACATTCTTTCGATCTTCCTGGCCTCTTACATCTGTTCGTATCCAACGATAACGAACACCTGGAGGAGGTTCAGGCGTTTTCAAAAGAGAAGGTGGTTCCCAGGGGCGTCTAGCCTCTTGGGTTTCCCTTGTTTCTGAACTTCGAGAAGTTCTGTCAATTTCAACGTTTTCTTCGATTTCAACTTTATCATTCATGAGTTATCTAACCTCGCTTTGTGAACTGCATAATCTTTGAAAGAAACGCCCAGTCGTTTAGCTAATTGCTGTTCGCTAGGTGTCAGCTCTACCTGATTACGATTTTTCCTGCGCCCATTTGAGTTACTGCGTGATGGTGAAGCAACGGTTTGGACGGGTTTTCCGTCAGCTTCCACGTTATCTTGAAACTTGTTTGGCAATTCTTGCCTCATTCGTTTATTAATCTCAGAGTAATAGTCCTCTGACTCTGTGTCAAATCCTTCTTGCGCCAACTGTTCGTGAACAGCAATTGCAACATTGGTCATGACTCTATCTTGGCCAAACCAAGTATTCTCATTTGCCCATCGTTGAGCACGCTCAGAAGGTTGTTGATAAACAGGTTCTTGACTTTGTTGTTGGGCATCTATTCTCTGCTGTTGAATATATGCTTGTTGATCTGCATCGTATTGTTCCATTTCTCGATTGTATGTTTCGAGTTGTTTTTGATACTGATCATAAGCAACCTTATCGGCAGAAGCC